CACATCATCGTTGCCTGCAAAGAGCTTGTTATGCATCACGAACGGGTCGCCGTACCGACGCGGCGGGGAGAAGTTGCCGAACTCGTAGTACAGCGGCCCGTTATTGTCCACCTTGATCTTGGTGTGATCGGGTCGCAAGTTATACAGTTCATCGAACTTGCCCGCCTGGTTCTGACTCGCATTGATGCCGAGCACGTAAGAGTTTCCAGTGAGGCAATAGTACGCCAGCATGGCCTCTCTGAACGAGGTGCCAGCCGTCTTTGGAGCCGGTGTATTCCAGAGTTGCAGCAGTTCAGAGTTAGGCACTTCCCGCTTCTTCTTCTCATCGGTGTAGTGCTTCCACTTGATACCGGCACCTGCCCGGGCGATGTGGCCCACCACGCGGAACACCGTGCCATTGCTGCGATAGCCCTCCTGGATATAGGCTCGCATATTGCGCGGCATCTGTGCAGGGGTAGCTACACCTTGCTGCGCTACGACAACCTGGATATTCGGGTCGGCCTTTTCGCTGATATGTGGCCTACTGTCACGCTGGCGTCGTCTACTCATTCCAGCCTCCCTCGTGAGATTCACTCCAGGTGAATGGATTCATGAGCAAGCCGCCTTTCTTGTAGAGTTCCTGCTCTCTCACCTGGGCCTCTTCCTCTGCCGCCTGCCTCTGCTCTTCGGTCACCGCTTCGGCTTGCTTCAATTGCTCGATACTCAAGGTGGTATCAAGTTCTTCTGCATCATCCTCCAGGTCAAGCAGGCCAGGTCTGCCATAGGTTGCAATCACGAAGGCCATCATCGCATGGCAATCGGGGTATTCATCGTGCGGTGCTTTGGGGAAGCTGAACAACTCTTTCTCCGCCTCTTCGATGCCTTCCATGTTCTTGTTATGATACGCCTTGCCGTTGCTGTAGAGGATAGAGCCAGTAGTGGAGCGCGTGATCTTATCTGTTTGCGGTGTGAATGGCTTGATCGGCAGTCCAAGCGAGATGAGATACTGTATCATTGCGAGCTGGTAGCCGACTTTCTCCACCGCTATGATCGAGTGGTGAAAGCGTTGAAAGAGAAGCGGTATCTGCTGCTGCTGCTCTGAGAAATCCAGGTGTTCGTGTAAGGCATGGAGCAAGAGCGCATCCTTGTACGGCGTGATGGCCCAGGTTTCCATCAGGAAGAAGTCTGCGGTGCTCTTGGTGGAGATCGCCAGGTCAATCACTGCCAGGTTCCAGCAATTGGCAATAGGGACAGTCACCCTGCCTCGGGGCGTCTCCAACAAATAGGTTTGTGAGGCATGGTCTATCGTAAAAAAACGTCTGTCCTTCTCCTTGTAGATGTAACCACCAGTAGGTATCGGAGATTGCTGATACTGCGCCGAGTAGTGGAGTGGGCCTAGTTCTCGTTTCAATTTGTCGAGCACTTCTCTTGGGAATTTCTCCGGCCACAGCAGTTCTCCTTCCTCGGTGCGAGGGTCTTCCCACCCGATGCTTGTGTGACTTTTGCGGGCAGGTTCGTACTCTTCTGGCAGGTTCAGATGCTCCCACCCACCGAGCTTCAAGATATGGCCTATCAAGTCCTCTTCATGCAGTCTCTGCCCGACAATAATCATGGAGCCGTTTTCCTGATCGTTCAAGCGAGACATCCAGGTTTTCCCGAACCATTCCTTCGTAGCATCGATATCGGCAAGGCCAGCCATTGCATTGTTTGGGTCATCAATCAGCAAATGAGTGCCACGTTTGCCTGTGCCCGATGCACGCACAGCCACCGCTATCGAATAGCCGCGTTTATCATTCTCGAAAAAGCCTTTGACATTCTGACTGGATGAGAGGGTAAACAGCGGCCCGTAGCGTTGTTGAAACCAGTTAGACTCGATAAGATCACGCCGGTTCTTGTTGTCACGCACCGCCAGGTCAAGAGAGTAGGAAGCGCATAACCATCTGCTATAGGGGTCGGAAATCCAGCACCACACGGGAAACAGGACAGAGACGAAGGAAGACTTGGCATGGCCTGGTGCAATCGTGATTGCCAGGCGTTTGATACGCTGCTCGAACACAGCTTGTAGGTGATCGCACATCACATCGAGATGCCAGTTCCACACGAGATCAGTGCCAGGTTCGAGCACAGGCCACGCTTGACGCGCAAAGAAACGGAACGATTCACGGCCTCGTTCGCGTTTCTCGACCTCAAGTTTTTGCGCCAACTTCTGCGGATGGAGCAGGTTACTCTTGGCGCGTGAGGCGACTGCTGGCTCTCTCAAGTATCTCTATCTCCTCATCGGTCAATGCTTGCAACGCAGGGTCACGGGCTGCCTGCAAGTGACTGGTAACGTCAAGCGATTGCTTATCGCGGTACTCAGGGCAAAGCATCTTAGTGTGAAATATCAAAAGCGTATCGCTGTACTTGCGTACCGTGCCCCTATACTTGCCCAACTGGTACACATCCTCGTCCCAACCTGCAACACCACGCCTATAGATTTCAGCACGTAGCACGTCTTTGGCGTCTTCCTTGGCCTGATTGTAAGCGAAGAAGAAATCTTCATCGTGCTCGATCCAGGTGTAAACAGTAGTACGATTGATGCCAGCCTCTTGTGCGGAAAGCAACACATTGCCATGCTGCGCGTAGGCTGCAAGGAAGAGCTTTTGTTTTGCTTTCGTACTCAGTCGCTTTTTAGGTGTTGAATTTGTGCGGTCTTCACTCATGCCTTCATCTCCTTCACCAACTCCGCAATAGGCGCACAGCGCCAGTGCTCGATCGTGTCGATCAAACTCAGAAGTTCAGTGCTTTTCTCTTGCATGTGCTGATAGTAGCGAGCGAATGCGTAACATGCAGAGTCTGAGAAGTGTAGTTGCACCGTGGGATGTTGTGCGATGGCGGCGAGTTCTGTGCTCATGCTAGACAAAAGTATTAAGTTGTCAGGTTTGGCAAACGCTATCATCCTCACCTCCGAGGCCCATATACACCCAACGGCGTCACCTTCGAGCGTGGCGACGGCTGCAACTCGCAATCTTGTGTACGCACGATGAAGACCCACACCAACCAGAGTTCGAAGAAAGCCACCAGGCTGAACGTGACGAATACGATGGAGAGGAAGTCAGTCATGGGGCTGCTCCTCGCGATGCTTGCGGCTTTCTAGCCATTCTTTGTATACTCTTGTGTAGCGTGCGTTATCCTCATCAATCAATCTCGCGCTAAGTCGGTTCTGCTCCTCGAATGCGTCGGCAATGCGAGAGAGCACGGTCAAGAGGCTGCGGAATTGTTCAGGCGTCATACTCTTCCCATCCGTCGTAGTAGTCCTGCTCTTCGTCGTAGCGGGCATCTTCATAGCAATCAAGACAGAAATCAGCCTCGAAATAGTCCAGTATTGCGCCGCACTTGGAGCAGCATTCGGAGTCCATGAGCCAGATCACCTCATCCATTAATGCATTACTCCTGCATTCCGAATAATCGGGAGGATGTGAGCAACTTCATCTCGATCTGATTGCTTCTCTTGCTCTGAAAGCTCAGCATAAGATGTGCTTGCCTGTCTTCGCCAACGAAGGGCTAAATCAACTGGGATAACAGCATCTCCTTCTATCGTGCTTTTGCATTTTGAGAAGAGATAATCCATCCATCGCGCCCAACTATCATGCTCTTTGTCAGCTAATTGCTCGATGAGTTCTTGCTCGCTCAATGTGTCACCTCCGACGCGGGGCATTCCTCATGCTTGTCGAGGAAGCCGTTCAGTTGCTCGGTCATATAATTCAGATCAACCTGCCGATATCTCAGTGTGAGTGTTTCACCACACCAGCATTGCAAGGTAGGGTTATAGCCGATCTTCTCCAGGATCACGAAATGGCGCACGGCTCGCGCTATCTCGCGCTTCTGCTTCTTGTTCTGTGGTGTCGGGCTGCGCAACTGGCCCAGGTCACGGTCAGCGATGACGGGATGTGTGCTCATGTGGGTCTCCCTATTAACATTGGTGATAATAAGAAAATCGTTAGTAATGTTTCGGGCGCTTATCGTGAATAAGACAAACAAAAAAGGGCATTCCATCCTTGTGAAGTAAGGATGAAACACCCGTATAGTATGCTAACTTCTGACGGTGTTACCTAATTGTTATCGCCCTTTGGCATAAAAACGCGCATGGCCCAGTCAATGACCGTAATCCGTCCATTTTCCAGTTTATGCAGGAATGAGCCAAAACCGCCATTATACGTATTCGTGACTCCGATCATATCATTGAGTTTTTTTGCATCTTGCAACTTCAAATGTTCTAATCGCACAACCTCAGTTGCGCCCGTTTCCTGACATAGCATAGATACGCCCCCACGTGGTTTTATGCTCTCAGTATATGCAATGCCAGGCGAAACTGTCAAGACACAAAAAACCAGCCAGGCTCCAAAGGCGGAACGCTGGCTGGCTGGCTGGCTCTTTATCTTACGCCCTGCATACCCAAACCCCAGAAGTGGGGTCTGAAAGATACGGTATCCAGCATTGGTACTGCTGGAGCCATGCAATACTGGACTCCAAAGGCTCATCCAGCAATTCACTTCTCTTTTGGGCGACCTCATCAAAGGTCTCTTTGTACACTCGCAGTAGCCACCCATCTCCGATTGCCACCTCGTAGAAAGTCTTACTATCCATATAGCGCGGATTAACCAGAATAAGTTGTTTCGCCATTGTCTTTCTCCTTTGCCCTCGCGGGCTATATACGATCTCTATTCTTGACTAAAAACGACTTGCATCCAGCCTTCACCCATGCCACCCTGAGCCTCCATGAGATCGATCTTGCTATCCTCGACCGGCTTAATCTCATAGCCTCGACCGCGTACATGGGCAAAGAAGGTGATTTGTTGCTCTTCAAAAGAATCGATGACTTTTTGTGCTCCCTCGCTCAAATCAATGTACTGTATGGTCTCCATGTCTTTCTCCTTTGTTTTCAGATGATCTCGGCGTCCATGAACGCCTTGATCTCCCTTCACTTCTTTTCAACAATGCGGACATCAACACCATCCGCGCTATTCTCCCAAACGAGGGGAGACGCTAAATCAGATGCAGACAACCCCGCTTGCTCTTGCTCGGTGTAGACATCCCCATCTACGATGATCTCCGTACCATCGGGGAGCATCCCGTGATAGTTGCCGTCCTTGCTGTCAAACTTCATTTTTGAAACCGTCCTTTCCTGTGTGACGTACTGTTCTAAGGCCCAGATGACCTCAGAATTGAGCGAACGTTTGTGTTGGTCTGCCAGGGCTTGCATAGTATGCATAAGCCGCTCTGACAGGCCCCTAATCAACTTATTCATCAACTACTCCATGACTCCAATAACCGTGTAGGCCGAGAGGGGAACGAGATATTCGCCGTTCAGATCAACGCTCTCATCGTAGCTCTGGCCGTTCCATCCGAGGATGAGAACGATACCGGCAAAACCGCTTGTGCCTGGGGTGGCGTCTTCGCGATTGCGGTAGTCCATCGCAAAGACGAAGCCTTTGCCTTGGACTTCTTCAAAATCCTGCTCAATGGTCTCGCGGCTGATCTCGCCATTGAAGACGCGCCCGTAGAGTGCAATGTCCTCGACCTTACCATTGGCCTTCGCCAGAAGCTGCTCGTAGCAGAATGGGCTGACTGCGTGGTAGAATGTCTCAACTTCGTTGTACTCTCGGATTGCCTTCATTTTTATGTCCCCTTTTCTCTTCTCTTGATATACTAAAGATATCATACTGATATCTGTTTGTCAAGCCTTTTTTTGCAAACAGAGGGCAATTTGGAGGCAATCCAAAATATTCGTTATAATCTATAGAAATCCCCTGTAGTGCATCCCTCAGCAACAATCTATGCCGTTCGCTTTTGACGACTCGCATCCCTGGTCACGCTGCCTTAGCGCATTTCTGGCTGCGAGCTTTGACCGTTCGCACAGCTCCGAAACGCTGAGGATATACCGCCGTGCCTTGTATAGATTTTTCTCCGAGCCGATGAAGATGCCGGAGGACTATACCAGAGAAGACGTTTCGGTATTTATCCACCGGCCATCTCCAGGAGGCAAAGCACCCGCTGTATCGACGGTAAATCAACGGCTGAGTGCCCTTCGCAGTTTTTACACCTACGCATCGACTTACACCATAGAAGGCACTGACGGGCATCCTGTAGCGATATTGAGGCATCCAGCGCCGACGAGCGGGTTTAAGCATGGCCGCGCAGACAGGGTATATCGTGCCATGTCGTATGAAGAGTTCACGCAGTTCTTTGCCGTGATACCGAAGGATACGCCGCTAGGGTTGCGTGATCGGGCTATATTTTTGCTGTATTTTTGGACAGCTCGCAGGCGGGCAGAGATACAACGGCTTACCTGGGGAGACATTGAGCGAGGCACAATCATTGATGAGGGCGGGAGCAGGCGTATCGGCTGGCTGTACCATTTTCGCAACAAGGGCAGTAGCACACAGGATGATGTGGCGGAACTGCCGGAGGCGGCGAAGGTTGCACTCGACAAGTATTTGACTGCATCGGGGAGAATAGAGGGCATTCAACCTCAAGACCCGCTGTTTGTAGCTGAGGGGTCGGATACGCCGCTCTCGTTTGTGGCAATCTTCAAGAGGATGAAGACGTACCTGAAAGCGGCTGGCCTGGACGGGCGAGGCTTCTCGATACACTCATGGAGGCATACGGCAGCACGCGCAAGATACGCAGCTGGCGAGGACATACGCTCGCTGCAGCGGCTTTTACGTCACAGCAGCCTCGCTACAACCGACACCTATTTGAGAGCATTGGCAGGCACAGCCAATAGTGGAGCGCGGCTGCTGGAAGAGCGGTTCGGGCAGTTCTCATGACATATCCGTTCAATTTGATGGGCATGTTTTTCAGCATAATGCCGTTCCATCAAGTCATGTGCTTCCTGTGGGTCTACCGCCCGTGCAACATACGGACAATTAAAGAAGCAGAGAACTGCAATGACTTCTAATGGTAGAGACAATTGCTCCATATTCTTTACCTTCCTGACAACAAATTCCGATGCCTGTCGAGCATCCACATCTGATGTGCGGTACAGATCGTGCTGCTCTCGTCCTCCGGAAACCGCACATCATGCACAGTGTACCAGCACCAGGCACAATCGCGCTGAGGATGTGCCACCTCTGGTATAGTGATAGTTGGCATCGGTGGGGTATATAATAGTTGTTGGGGTGAGTTTTTGCTGGTCATTTTGCTCATCTTTCTGAGGCTGGCGGGTAAGGCCAGCCTCGCTCATGCACTAATCCTCATATCCGCAATAGGCAAAGCGGATAGCCTCGCACTCATCGCAGTGGCACGCATCAGGATGCGGTCGCTGCGTCTGTGCAGTTCTAACGACTTTACGCAAGCATGCACAGCAATATCCGCCTTTAGTTCGGGTATGCTTGCACTCAGACCCGAAACGCTTTTCTCCCTGCTCTTTCGCTAGTTCGTATTGCTGGCGGAAGTCATCTTGCTTGAATAGATCATTCATCGATTGCTCCATTACTGGCATTAAGGCGGCCAGCGACGCCACTATTCTTACTTGGCCGCTACAACAGCAGCCTCTTCCTCAACGGCTTGCATCAATTGCGCGATCTGCTCGCTATCCAGCAGCTTCACATTGTCGGCAGAAACGGCTATACCCAACTCTGCTGATGCGAAAGCATAGAAGCCGCTTTGATTGCTCCATAGGTGCTTCTTGCCACCGGCTAGATAGACTTCTCGGTAGACTGGAGACTCGCTGCTTTGGGGCTTTGTCTCCTCAGTTGCGCGCTTTGGTTGCGCTGGCTTATTGCCATTCTGCTGAATGCGAGGCTGTGCAGGCTGCAATTCTCCCAGGTAGGCGCGGTTCCCTATCGAGAAATACGATAAGGCTTTTTTGATTGCATCGGTCTGAGCGCCTTTTTTCGCATCTCCGACGTCACCACGAGTTACCCTGTTTTGCCCCCAGGCAGGCGGTCTGAAGTCGATATCTTTGAGCCATACCTGCACCTGAGCGATGGCAAGAGCACCCTTATCACCAGGAACGATCTCGCTGCTCAACTCGACAAATCCCCATGCTCCCCAAAACACTTCATTCATGGCATCGATGATTGATTGCGGGCGATATCCAATATAACCGGAATGCTCATCGACACTGATATTTCCAGGCTCACCAGCTCGTAAAATTTGATTGACTGCCTTGATCTGCTCATTCATATTACACCTCTGGGCTATGCCCTGCTATTCGACTATTTCTGAGCATCTCGCTCGCTTGCAGTTCCCCAACCACCAGGATTAAGCGGCGTGGGAGGAGCCATGTGGGGCAGCCTCATCTCTGTTTGGCTGCCCACCCATGCCTTCCACTCTCTCTTAAAAAGAGCGATCTGATTGTCAGTAGCCTCGCTGTACCAGTGGCTAACTACCAGACTAGGCTCACTTCGGGCGATATCATCTAGGATTGCGAGCGCATCCTCAGAGGTCATATCCACAGGCTCAATACCCTGCTTGCGCGCCTGGCTTCGTGTGGCCCTGATAGCCATTTCCCTTTGCTGTGCCTTATTCATCTCGAATATTCCTCTCTTTGCTCTATACTCATCTTCAACATGTGGGAGCCAGTCCTCCAGCTCCCACCCGATCAAATCTCTCATTATCGCATCAAGCTGAATGCTTTGTTGTTGTTGTTGAGCGGGGCATTCCGCATACGATCGGCTCGCTCCCGCTCCAATCGGCGCAATTTCGCGCTGTAGGTCTCATCCCCTAGCGTTGGGTCGGCTTCGGTTTGCCAGGCAGTAGCCAGCCGCTTTGCCTCGGCGTACTCCTTGTCCTCGGCTGATGGCTGCACCTGCTGTGCCTGTGCTTGCTGGCGAAGACTTGCGAGGTATGCCTCTGCCGCGTCGAGGCCGGGGGTCTCATCCTCTTCGGCCTCGTAGTAAGCGGCCATCTCATCCATCTTGGCCTCGGTGGGCTGGCGGCTCTCAAAGTAGGCTTGCGCTTGTGGGCGAAGGTTCTTGATGTGGTAGCATTCTTTATGGCCCTTGACGAAGCGGTCACATTGGCAAACGCCGTGCTGTGCATCATTGTTGAAGCAGGTGTTATAGTGGGTTTCGTTGTCGCTGCTCAGGACTTCGAAGCAGATACGAGCGACCTGGCGAAACCTGTAGATGTGCAGAACTTGTACTTCTTTGGTTGCGGTTGCTGTCTTGTTCATGATATCCTTCTTTCGTTGGTTCTTGAGAGCTACGCTTGTCGGCTGGTCTCTCAAGTCTTGGAGCGGGCTTTTGCTCGCTCTGTTTATTTTTAGAAAATTCTCTGTGCTTGCTTGTAAGCGTACTTTGGATTGCGCTGATAGTAGTAGCTGTTCCCAACTCTCTCGCAGGCATCTTCCTGCGAGTCAGCCAGGATATTTTCATAAGTGGCCTCATTGCCCATGCCATCGAACTTGTAAACGTACACTGTGTAGTAGGCTTGTTCAACTTCTTCGGTATCTCCCCAAATATTTTCGCTGATGATCGGTGCTGTCATTTCTGTTTCTCCTTTTCTTGTCTTTCGTTCCGCTTTGCCGGTCTCGCTTCGTTTATTTTTCTATCCTCTGTATCAGCTCCGTTGTGTCTGTGAGGCTTCGATTTCCTTGGCTCGTCCGGTATTCAGTTGTTCAGGTGCTTTGTTTTATCTTTCTATATATATATACGTCTGACGTTGGACAAAAGTAACAGATTTAGACACCAATTTCAGGCAATTTGAAAAACTCGTAAAAACTCATATCGGACGGGCGGATAACCGTTCGTTACTTGATGAGAGTGTCCGACGTTGTATATACTGTAGGCAGTCCGATGGTGGACTCGGCAAAAGAGAGGAGGCATACACCTATGCCAAGGATGACGAACAAGAAAGAGCCAACCTGGATAACGGCAGTGGAGGGGGCTGCTATTCTCGCAGCAAAAGGGGGGCCAACGAATGATAAGTATATCCGCCGACTGGCAGCGCGGGGGGATATCGAATCGTGGAAGATCACCACGCGCCAGAGCCTCTACAGTAAAGAAGATATCGAAGGGTACGCCCTCAAGAGGCGTACAAGGAAAACAGAAAG